ATATAATAAAAAGAAAAAATATAATATTAAATAATAAATCTTTCATGTATATAAATACAAATAATTTAGATAAACATTTTATTAAATTTATCGATATTATTATCAAAAATGATGGAGATATTCATGCAAATGACAATATTACGCTTAGGTGGGCATCTATGGATGGTTATTCAGACATTGTTAAATGTCTAATTAAATACGAATCAGACGTTCACGCTAGAAATGACGAATCACTTTTGTTATCATCTAGATATGGTCATTTAGACGTTGTTAAATGTCTCATATCCAATGGAGCTGATATACATACTTGTAATGGTTGGTCATTTATATATGCGTCTATTAATAGCCATTTTGATGTTTCTGATTATCTTATAGCCAATGGAGCCGATATTCACGCTGACGATGATGAAGCATTTAGACGAGCATCTTATTATGGTTATTCAGATGTAGTTGAATATCTCAAACAACAAAATTTAATTTAATATTATTAAGAAATAATATTATTATTATAACTATGGATGAAGAATGCATTGCATATAATAATGATGTCCAACGATCTATATCTGATGTATCTAATAATGGAATATAAAGTCGGTCATGCCGATGATGATTTAGCATTTCGATGGGCATGTATTAATGGTCATTTAGAAGTTGTTAAATATCTTGTAGCTAATGGTGCCAATATAAATATCTATAAAGATTTTACACGTGATTGTATGCATCTTAACACCCATTTAGATGTCGTTGAATATCTCAAACAACATATATCGTTAAAATAAATAATAATATCTATAAAATGATTTTTTTTCTTAATTCATCATACCTATTATCCGAATAATAAGGTTCACATTGTAACAATTCCAATAATGTCTCTTGTTGTTCATTCGTTAATAAAGATACATTAGGATTATGAAGACTCACAACTATCTCTGAATCATTAGATATAGATGGGATACTTATCGAAAATGGATCGTTCTCAGAAAGTATAAACAAACTCATCACAGAATGAGGACATTTTTTAAGAAATTCTTTATCTATCACAATATTACATTTCTCAAAAAATTTTAATAAAATACTCAATGAAATGATAGGAGTAGTATCATTTTTTATAGCAGTTAATATATATGAAAAATAATTGTATAACTCGTTAACATATTTATCTGTATCATTCAATATATAACTAATAAATTTACTCTCCAATGATACATTACTACTTTTTGAATAATAATAAGATGACGATGTATCCAAAAATGACCAATGACATATACTAAAAAATGGAATATCCTGTAAATTCTTTTTTAATAATAAAGATTCCCAATACAATTCATAAGAAAAGAAATGTGATACATTTATCCCATAATTCATTATTATCTTCTTAACATTATCTTTCGAACAAAACGAATGATTACAATATTCGTTATATGACTGAACATTCTCATTAGCTTGTAATACTGTATGAATACTCGTCCTAATAATAGGGGAAGATTGCCATACTGGAGGAGACATACTAGGTAAATCTATCAAGTATATATATGAATCCAAATCTTGAGGAAGATTAGAATGCACTTCCAATCCTATACAATCAAACAATTTAGTCGACGTTATATCAATATTAAAAGGGTTAATTTTTTTAAACAGAATACCCGACGGGGTATTCGTCGAAATAAGATAAACGGAATAGGAATAATCCATATTATTTTAAAACAATTAAATATATGTATTTAAATAACTATGAGTATCGCTCCAACAGAAGAAAGGTTCAAAGATAACACAATAACAATCGCAAGATACTGCCATGCGTTGATTAAAGATGCACACGAGTATTCACTTACAAATCTTCAACCAAACTATATAAATCTAGGCATTATCATGCTTGAAGAACTATCAGGAGAATATCTAATAGATAATTTCATTTTATATAGTTACCCACATTGGAATCATATCCATGAAAAAAACGAAATATTCTTCGAAAAGAATATAGAACAAATATTCAAAAAATTCTCTCCTGAAATAGTAGAAATGTTCAGACTCATTTTCCATACTAAGAAAAGCGACGGAACGCCTTTAGTAAAACACACAGATAAAGAATTCCTTTGGAAAGGATTCTTTTCATTAGTCAAAATTAGCATCAATTTCATACATGAAAAACGAAAAGTTATCAAGTACGACACACAGTCTCATCTATTCCTCTACGAAAATCCAGACGAATACCCACACGTCATTAACTTAGAGAAACTAATCGATAAATGGAATATTAAAAATATTAAAAAGTAAAATTATTATACAACGAATATAATAATAGTTTGTTGATTATTGTAGTTGGATTGAGTAGTTGGATTGAGTAGTTGGATGAATAGTTCAATTGAATATTTAATTAAATCCAATTTATTACATATTTAAATAATATGACGAACTGTACTAAGACCCAAAAAAAATTATGTGAAGATTATAATTGTGATATATGTTTTGAACGGTCATTCGTATCTATTGATGAATCTATTTTTTGGAGCGATACGAACGATCTCAGTCCAAGGCATGTATTCAAAAATACCCACACAAAATATTTTCTTATTTGCCCTATATGTAATCACGAATATGATGTTATATTAAAAAATGTCACATTTAATAATACCGGATGCCCATACTGTACCAGTAAGATATTATGCGATGATTATAATTGTGATATATGTTTTGAAAATTCATTTATTTCAGAAGAAAATTCTATTTTTTGGAGCGATACGAACGATCTCAGTCCCAGACATGTATTTAAAAACACGCATATTACATATTTTTTTAATTGTCCAGATTGTTATCATGAATTTGATACACGATTATTAGATATGTCCAGAGGTTTATGTTGTACATATTGTGGTAATAAAAAACTATGTAATTTGAATGAATGTTTAATATGTTATTGGAAATCATTTGCATCACATGAATTTTGGAAACATTGGAGTAAAAAAAATAACTGTAATCCAAGAGATGTATTTAAATTTTCTCATGATAAATATATATTTAAATGCCCTGATTGTAATCATGAATTCGAAAGTCGTTTATATCATATCTCTAGTGGAAGTTCATGCCCATATTGTTGTACTTCTTGTCAAAAATTATGCGATTCACTTGAATGTAATTTTTGTTTTAATAACTCATTTGCATCATGTGATTTTTCAAAATATTGGAGTAATACAAATAACTGTAATCCTAGAGATGTAATTAAAAATTCAGGTTATAAATATAAATTTAATTGTCCAAAATGTAATCACAAATTTGAAAATTCATTAAACGAAATAAACAATGGAGCACGATGTCCTAAATGTAGACATAAAACAGAACTCAAGGTCTATGAATATTTACTAATATTTTATTCGGATATTCAAACACAACCTAAATTCGACTTTTGTAGATCACACGAATTTAATAATTATCTTCCTTTCGATTTATATATACATTCTATTAATACTTTGATTGAAATAGATGGTAGACAACATTTCGAAGATGTTAAGTATTTCCATTCTAATTTTGAAGATCGTCGTAAAGTTGATCATTATAAACAAAATTTAGCTATTAAAAATGGATACAATATGATACGAATTGTACAAGAACATGTATGGAAAGATAAAATTGATTGGAAAAATGAGTTAATAAACACTATAAATACAATAAAACAAAATAAATCTCCTAATATTTATTATATATCAGGAGATGATCGATATATTAAATGGCATAATGACAAAATATAGATTGAATTAATTATATTATTATTTAATAATATAATATTTGAGAATAACTCTTTACATATAAGGATTGATACCAGTACTTTGTGGACAGCGTTGCTCATAATATCTTTTTGCGTCCGTTTTTCTTGTTACGACATATTGCGTTACACTGCCTTGGTTATTTCCACCTGTAATATCACGAAGGCCATATGATGAAGGAATAGAGCTGCCTCCGGCGAAGCCTGTTGAAATGTTTCCGATATTTCCGAGAGGATAACTGAGAGTGTTAATAGGAAGAATATTGGAATAAGCATTATTATTTGTATATCCAGGAACAGATTCAATCTGCAGGTCGCGTACATCGAAAGGTTCATTACACCAGTCATCCAGATCCTCGCAGTCCCCATCGTCGCCGCAGTATCCGGGTTTGTCATTGCATGTTCCGCAGCTAGGACGACAGATAGATTTTGGAATACGATAGTCGTTGAATACACGTCGATTGATGACGACGATATCGCGAATTTTCATGATGTCTCCTTGACCGAAGATACGATAGCTTGGGTCGTTGGAAAGAGTAGCGAAAGTATCAGCGCGATTTACGGGGAGGAGGCCGCCGAGTTGATTGTGATAGAGTTGATAATAATTAGTTTTACTGTTGGCGTTTGATAGATCGTCTTGAAGAGGAACGAGAGCAGTCATATCCATGTTATCATTTTTAGCTCTGTAACGATCGTAGTTATTGGGAAGAGCAGCATCGAGTAGAGAACCGGTTCCGAAATCGATAAGAACACGACGGACGTATACATCTTCATCGTACCCTCCATTATCACGAACTCTGTATTTTTCGGGAAGACGACGACCGATACCTACATGAGTGAATACGTTTCGTTTGTTGATGTACCAAGTGATGGATGATTGGCATGCGTTGAGACCGACACCTAAATTCCAGAAATCGCAGAGAGGATCGCAAGCACCAGATACTTCCAATTCAACTAGATTGAGGAAGATAGCTGGGTTATAATCGCAGCAGCATCGTTTAGTACCGAATTGGTAAGGGTAGAGTTCTGTGATTTTAGGAGGAGCTGTTAGATTATAACAATTTTCACAACCTGAATAAACGTGGTGGCATTTATATTCAAGTTTTGCTAAAGCTTTACCGGCGCAAGAGCATGGAGAAATACTTGAGCATGCAGTGTTAGAACCACATCCAGCAGTTGACCAGACTTTCTCCATACCTTCCCAACCATACCATCTAAGGAAGTATTGGTATTCAGTCCAATCGTTCCATGATTTCCATGTAGCCCATGCTGATTCGTAAAGACCATCACCTAGTGAATTTTTAGGAAGCCAAAGAAGATAACTATCCCATGCATTGAGAGCGATTGTAGCACCGTCGCAATAATCTGCCCATTTCATGAAATTAACGAATCGACAATAATCGTCGAATGTTGAATGTTGTTTGAAATTAATAAAACGACAATCTTCCATGAAATTATAACAATTATATTTATTATCACAAACGATTTCGCAAGGTTTACATTCTTTCACTCCGGGTTCTGACCAGCAACAGAAATCTTGGTATTGATTGAGAGGAAGACGACCGTATAATGCGAATAAAGCCATATCAGTAATTACCCAACCTGCAATGATGCCATTATCTGGATCGATCATTGAGATTTGAGCATGTGCTAAACGAGGATCGGCGTAGATATTTCGAAGACGTTTAGTGAATACATCGGGATATGGAGCTGTTGTTTTGTAGTACTGTTTTGCGGCGACGTTTGTATTTAGGATGAGTTCATGATATTTCTTTGTGTAAATTGGCGCATGATAATATGCATTGAATTTGAAATTATCTAAGAGGCCTTTTGAAGGGTCATTAGGATTCGGTGTGACAGTGAACTCTTTCGAATTGATTGTTAGTCCATCTGGGCCCGAGCATGTTTGACCGTCCGTTCCCAGAGGGAATCTGAAATATTTCTCGCACCAGCCTGAAGCGGTGAAATCCAATTCCAATTCAACCTGAGGACGAGTGGAGCAACATTTAGATTTGTTTCCACAGCAAGACATTATGGTTTAGTTTTTTTAAAGATAACTTAAAAAGAAAAAAAAATAAAATTTATTCTATATATTTTTTTTTGATTTTTTAAATAAAATGTCTCAATACTGTAATAATTTTGGCCCACAATATTGTGCTCCACAACAGCCATGTTGTATACCTCAACCTCAAGCGTGCATACCTATGCAAATTATACAAGGTCCACAAGGTATTCCAGGTCCTCAAGGCCCCCCAGGAGCAACAGGAGGCGGCACGGGCCCCACAGGACCTTCGGGAGGACCAATTGGTCCGACAGGCCCTACTGGATATACAGGTTATACAGGACCTATAGGCACAGGTCCAACAGGTTTTACAGGCCAATCTGGGCAAACTGGACCAACTGGAATTAGTGGACCTCAATTTGAAATTCTTAATTTCTCAAGTCCAACTAAACCTAATAGTGTGATAGTAAATACGGAAAATTTAACAGGAGGTGTTGATGCATTAGTTATTTGGGGAAATTCTCCTAATGGATTCTTTATTGGAACAGGGACTGTGAATTCAGCTACTCCTTATTATTTAAGTGGAGCAGGAACAAGGTTAGTTTTTGATAATAGTACAGGTACAACTGCAGGTGCGATTAGAGCAGGTGTAGTTACAGGAACTCAATGGGATGTTGGAAATGTTGGAGCTCATTCTGTTGCATTTGGATTGAATAGTATAGCTGCATCTATTGGTTCAGTTGTAGGCGGAGGGAATTCTAATACTGTTTTTACAGGTTCTCCTAATTCTGTAATAGCTGGAGGTATTACTAATACAATTTCTACAACTACTAATGCTTCTGTAATAGGAGGCGGTTCAAATAATACTATCTATGGAAATTCACCAAATGATAACTTCGATCCCAACTATTACTCAGTAATTGTGGGAGGATTTACTAATCTTATTGGAACAGGAGCATTCGAATCATTTATTGGTGGAGGTACGCTTAATACAATTGGAACACTTCAGTCTGTTATTGGTGGAGGTATTAATAATTTAATAGCAACTGGTTCAACTGGTTCATTTATTGGTGGTGGAAATACTAATGCTATTTACAGTTTTAATTCAGTTATAGCAGGTGGGGGTGTAAATACAATCGAAAATAATGCAGGTGCTTCTGTAATCTGTGGAGGAGCTTTAAATGTAATAGGAACAGGTGCGTTACTTTCTGTTATTGGTGGAGGAGGAGATAATTTAATCCATGATAATGCATTCCAATCTGTAATTACTGGAGGATTAACTAACAGTATTGGAACTGGTGCTAATACTTCATTTATTGGTGGGGGACAAACTAATTTTATTCGTGATAATGCTAATAATTCTGTTATAAGTGGAGGAGAGACTAATCATATTGGAACAGGTTCTATAGCTTCATTTATTGGTGGTGGAGGTAATAATAGTGTATCAGATTTGTTTGGATATTGTGTAATTGACGGAGGTCAACATAATACTATTAGCTATGGTTCTGATCATTCAGTTATTGGAGGAGGAGAATTGAATGTAATAGGAGTTAATAGTGATCATTCAGTTATTGGTGGAGGATTGGTTAATGTAATTAATCAAGATACGTCGTTTATTGGTGGTGGAGGATC